GGAATTGGTAAAGATGTAAATGCAAGAATAGACGAGAGAGCAGACAAATCGTATGCAACTCAAGTTTACTACTGTATGAGCATCGGAGCTACTAGAATGGAACAAGCAAAAGTTCTTGGTATAGTATGTCAAGAAGCATAATAGGAGAAATATAATGGCTACAGTTTATTCAATACAAAAGACTAAATGGGATCAGAATGTTCCTTCTCAAAAAATAGATACTACTGAACTAGCGGGTAGAGTAAGAGTTGCTCATGCAGAATATGAAGCATCTTCTCTAGCATCTGGTGATGTGATTCAAATGTTTAATTTACCAAATGGTTCAAGAATCATTTCTGGTAGATTAGCACATGACGCATTAGGTGGTTCAACTACGTTATCAGTTGGTTACGCTGCACACACAAATGCTGCGGGTACTGCTGTAAGTGCTGCCGCTGCTGCTTATAAAGCCGCTGCTGCTTCTACTTCTGCAACTGCAGTTAATGCTGCAAATACTATTGCATTAGGTGAAAACTCACTTGTAGACGCTGATAAAGATGGACTTCCTGTTTCAGTAACTATGGGTGGTGCTGCCGGTACTGGTACTATTCAATTAACTATGATGTACGTTATAGATTAATTAATAAAATTTTAGGCGGTGGAAGCGAGAGTGGAAACCGCCTAGAGTGCTAACAGTAAAAACATAACAGGAGAAACATGAGCTTATATAGAAATATAAACAAAAGAAAAAAAGCAGGAACTTCAAGACCAAAATCTAAAAGTACAATTACAAAGAAAGCCTACGCAAATATGAAAGCTGGTTTTCCAAAAAAGAAAAAATCATAATCAATGGCATCAGTAGTAGACATTTGTAATGGAGCATTAAACCAACTGGGTGCTACCACTATACTTTCATTAACAGAAGATTCTAAAAATGCTAGACTTTGTAATGCAAGATATACTCAAGTAAGAGATGGAATCTTTAGATCACATCCTTGGAATTGTTTGCAAAAAAGAACATCATTAGCAAAAGACGCAACAGCTCCAGCTTGGGGTTTTAGTGCTCAATTCACATTACCAGCGGATTGTTTAAGATTACTTTATATCATTGACTATGATTCAAACTATAAAGTAGAAGGAAGAAAAATCTTAAGCAATACCTCTACAATGAAAATTTTATACATTGCAAGAGTTGAAGACCCGAATGAATATGATGAATTATTAAGAGAAACTTTATCTGCTGGATTAGGTGCAGACATAGCTTATGGAGTTACATCTTCTAACCCAGTTTCAGAAAAAATGTATACACTATTTCAAGATAAATTAAGGGATGCTAGATTTGTAGATTCAACTGAAGGTCAAAACAATTCACCTGATCTTGGAATGACAGATGCTATAGATGCTAGTACTTTTATTAACGCAAGGTTTTAATAAATGGCACGAGTTGCAGTACAGCTTACTAACTTTACAGGTGGCGAACTTTCACCACGACTAGATGGTCGTAATGATATAACAAAATATTCCGCAGGATGTAAAACATTAGAGAACTTTATTGTTTATCCTCATGGTGCGGCAGCAAGAAGATCAGGTACAACTTTTGTAGCTGAAGTTGCTGATAGTGCAAACAAAACAAGATTAATCCCTTTTGAATTTTCTACAACTCAAACTTATATGCTTGAGTTTTCTAATCTTAAAATTAGAGTTTATAAAGATGATGGTTCTGTTTTAGAGGGAGATAAAAGTATTTCTGCTATTACTAAAGCTAATCCAGCTGTGGTAACAGCAACAGGTCATGGTTATGAAAATGGTGATGAAGTTTCAATTAGTGGTGTAGGTGGTATGACAGAAGTTAATGGTAAAAGATTTTTAGTTGCAGGTAAAACAACTAATACATTTCAATTAACAAATAAAGATGGAGCTAATATAAATAGTTCTTCATTTACAACTTATACTTCTGGTGGTGTATCTAATAAAGTTTTTGAAATCACAACACCTTATACAACTGCACAACTCTTTGATTTAAAATTTGCTCAATCAGCAGACGTAATGTATATTACGCATCCATCACACGAAGTAGAAAAATTATCTCGTACTGGTCATACCGCTTGGACATTAACTGATGTTGATTTTACTAATGGTCCTTATATGGATGCTAACATTACAACAACAACTTTAAATCCTGCATCACATACAGTAGGTACAGGAGTGGCAGTAGTAGCAAGTGCAGTTACAGGTATTAATAGTGGTAGTGGTTTTTTATCTACTGATGTAGGTAGATTAGTTCAGTTTGGAACTGGTTATGGTAAAATAACTGCTGTTACCGATACATTAAATATTACAATTACTATTATAGAAGATTTAGGATCATCTACTGCATCCGCAAATTGGTCTTTAGGTGCTTTTTCAGATACTACAGGTTTTCCAACTTGCGTAACTTTTTTTGAACAAAGATTAGTTTTTGCAGGTACAACATCTCAACCTCAAACCATATTCTTTTCTAAGTCTGGTGATTATGAAAACATGGATGCTAACATTGGTGGTACTGTAGCAGATGATGATGCTATTATTTATACCATCGCATCAAACCAAGTTAATGCTATTAGATTTATGACAGCTACAAGAACTTTAATTATTGGTACAGCTGGTGGTGAGTTTACAGTATCAGGTGGCGGAACAGATAGTGCTGTTACACCAACTAATGTATTAATTAAAAAACAATCCAATCATGGTGCAGCTAATGTAGATGCAATAGCTGTAGGTAATGCAACATTATTTTTACAAAGAGCTAAAAGAAAAGTAAGAGAACTAGCTTATAACTTTGACGTAGATGGTTATCTTGCACCTGATATGACTATACTTGCAGAACATATTAGTGAAGGTGGTATAACACAAATGGCTTATCAACAAGAACCCAATCAAATTATTTGGGGAGTAAGAGGAGATGGTGAGTTAATAGGATTAACGTATCAAAGAGAACAACAAGTAACAGCTTGGCATAGACATATCTTTGGTGGTGTGTTTGGATCAGGTAATGCAGTATGCGAAAGTGTAGCTGTTATTCCTACAGATGATACTGAATATCAAACATGGGTTATTGTTAAGAGAACAATAAATGGTGCTACTAGAAGATTTGTAGAATTTATTAATACATTTGATTTTACAGAAACAGATAACACAACATTTAATTTTTTAGATAGTGCTTTATCTTATAGTGGTTCGGCAGTTACAACTATTTCCGGTTTAGATCATCTTGAAGGACAAACAGTTAGTATATTAGCTAATGGTGCAACACATCCTGACAAAACAGTATCAAGTGGTTCAATTACATTAGATCGTTCATCAACAAATGTTAAAGTAGGTTTAGGTTACAGTTCAATCTTACAAACTATGAGACTTGATGCTGGTTCACAAAATGGCACATCACAAGGTAAAACTAAAAGAATATACGAAATTACTATTCGATTATTTGAATCTATTGGTGTTGAAGTTGGTGAAACATTAACTAACATGGAACGAATACCTTTTAGAACATCAGCTGATCCTATGGATGAAGGTATACCACCATTTACAGGTGATAAAGCTGTAGAGTTTAGAGGTAATTATGATACAGATGGTTTTATTTTTGTTAGACAAACTCAACCTTTACCTTTAACAATATTATCTTTATACCCAGAATTACAAACCAATGACTAAAAATTTATTAAAAATAGTGCCTTATATCGCAACCCATGGTAAGATTATTCTTGCTAATCAAATGAATCATGTACTAATGGATAAAGACGCACAATTCGATGGAGATGCTAAAGAGTTACAGCAAGATGGTTTAGCTTATACGTGTATAATTAATAATGAACCTATTGCATCTGCGGGAATGAAAATAGTTTGGAATGGTGTAGCAGAAGGTTGGGTACTAGCTACCGCTAAAGTTTGGAATCATCCGTTAGTTATAGCAAGAGCAATTAAAAAAAATTTTGCAAGACTAGCAAAAGAAAATAATATAAAAAGAGTTCAGACAGCTGTAAGAGCAGACTTTACTATTGGTTTAAAATTTGCTTCATGGTTAGGTTTAAAAAACGAAGGATTGATGAAACATTATGGTTTTGATGGTTCAGATCACTTCAGATACGCAAGGATATTTTAATGAGTTTTGCTCAAGCATTTACAGTAGGAATGACAGCTGTTCAAATGAAACAGCAAAGTGCTATTGGTAAATATAATCAACAAGTAGCAAATAGAAATGCAGATATTTTAGAACAAGAAGCAGGACAAATTGATAAACAAGCAGAATTTGATATTGCAAGATTTGACCAACAATTTAGAAAATCAGTAGGCACAGTAAATGTTGCTTTAGCAAAATCTGGTGTTGTTATAACCAGCGGTTCAGCAGCAAGAGTTAAAGAAGCTAATCAATTAGAAGCAGAAATGCAAAATAAAATTACAAGATATAATGCAGATGTTAGTATAGCTAATAAAATGGAAGAAGCAAGATTTTCAAGAATCCAAGGAGAAATGGCAAGACAGCAAGCACGTTTAGCAAATATATCTACTGTTGCTAAAGCTGGAACTAGCTTATTAGCTACAACCAATTTTGGAGAAAAATCTATTTTTGGTAGCACACCTAAATCTCCTTTTGGAAACAGAAGTAGTTATCCTAATCCATTACCGGGAGCAGATGATTAATGCCTAAAATACCTACATTCACATCTCAAGCAAGACCTACAGCACAAGTTGGAAGTGTTAAATCCAATTTACAAGTTCCTTTATCACAAACTGTTGCCGGTGCTTTATCTCCTTTAACAGATTTTGTTGTAAAGAAAGCTGTACAAGCAAACGATACACAGAATAGAACTGAAGCATTAAGATTAGGAAATGAATTTACTAGAGAATTACAAACTGTTGAAGATTACATTGCTAACGATAGTGTATTAGGAGTAAACA